AAAGAAGAGTGAAGAATCTCTTTTGATGAGTCTAAGATTCCAACAAGAAAGGCTGTCCAACCAGCTAGGGAAGACAATCTCACTAATAGAAGAGCTAGCTGAAAAGATTCGTTATTATGAAGGCAATAAAGAGGTTTTGGAGAACACAGAAAAGCTTCATGGTGAGTTGGAGTCAAAGAAAGACGATATTGAGGAAAGGCTCACCAAAATCGCTGATTGTGAAGAGGTTCTTTACTCTCTTATAGGCACTCAGGGCGCATTAGAGCAAAAATTGGCCAACTTGGAGAAATTAAAGGCAGAGAAAGAGTGGCTAAACGTGGAATACTCTGCTTATGACCTGTTTATGTCTTGTATGCACAGTAATGGCATCGCTTTTGATATAATCAAGAAGGCCCTTCCTGTTATTAATCAAGAAATAGACAAAATTTTGTCTAATGTTGTTGACTTCCAAGTGTTTTTTGAGAACAATGAAAAGAAATTAGACATTTTAATCAAGCATCCAGCACACGACTCTCGTCCTCTAGAGAATGGTTCGGGCGCTGAGAAGACTTTGGCCGCTATAGCCATTCGTATTGCCTTGTTAAGTGTAAGCAATATGCCCAAGCCAAATATATTTATTTTGGATGAACCGGGCACTGCTCTTGACGCCGATAACATGGAAGGCTTTGTTCGTATTCTGGATCTTGTAAAAGACTATTTTGATATTACTTTACTAATTACTCATATAGAGTCTCTGAAGGACATAGTGGACATGACAGTTGATATTATGAAAACAGAAGACGGCTATGCTTATGTAGATCAATAAAGAGGGTAAAATGATGGCAAGAATGAAAGCGTTTGCAGACAAATATTTAGAAAGATTTATGTCGAGGAAGCTGTTGGTGTGGTTATCCACGACAGCACTACTCTTGGCAGAATACGTTAATAGCGACCAATGGGTTGCAATTGCCCTTGCTTACATTGGATCACAGGGTATTGCCGACATTGCCGTTGCTTGGAAATCAGGGCAATTGTTAAAAAAGGGTTAAAACATGAAAATTACAAAAACAAAACTTCAACAATTTATTAACGAGGCCTTACAAAAAGAAGGGATTAGTATTCGTCTTCAAGAGGACGACGAAGAGCCTTCTGAAAAATCACCCAAAGAAGACCTTGGCTCTGAGGCTCATGCAGGTGTCGCAGAACAAACAGATATTATCTTAGGAGACCTTAAAAAGGTCTTAGAAAAATGGGAAGAAGGCGAATACGACTCAGATGAAGAACGCTGGCAGGCTTATGCTAAAGATATTCAAGGCGTTGTTGGTGAATATGAGGCCGGCGAAGAAGGACCAGAAGGGCATTCGAAAGAAAAATGCGATGAGATCCACTCTGGTCAGTCACATGAAGAGTGGGAAAAGGAAGAGAAATCTGAAAAGCCTAAAAAGTCCAAAGAAAAGGAAAAAAAGAAAGAGGAGCCTTCCTCTGAAAAGAAAAGTCCTTCCGGAAGCAAGAAAGGCCCCAAATTGCCTCCAATGACATATGAATCCAAGCTGATTGATGCTGTTTTTGGTAAGCTGGTCTCTATACTGCCTTTAAAAGAGGGATAATGACTTGGTTAGCAGTTAAAACGTTTTTTAAGAAAGCATATGCAACAGTTATTAAATACTGGCAATACTTCGCTCTCGCTGCTTATACCGTCATTATGTTCGTTGTATTAAGAAAGAACAACAACACTGAAAGTGTTAAACAGGCATTCAAAATGTCTAAAGAGTCTCACAAAGAAGAGCTTAAGGTGATTAATCTGGCCCACAAAGAAGAATTAACGAAAAGAGACAAGATCGTTGTGGACTATGCTCATACCGTCATGAAGCTTGATGACGAATACAAAAAGCAAAACCTCAAGCTCCACGAATGGGAAAAGAAAAAAGTTAAAAAAATTGTCAAAGAGACTCATAATGACCCAAGGGGCAGAGCTAAAAAAATTGCTGAAGAATTCGGCTTTGAATTGGTATTAACAGATGACGAAAAAGATTTGCGCGACGTTGTTGATTTTTAGTTTAATTTGGCTGCCATCAACCTCGCTTGCAGAAACCCCCAAAGTAGCGGAAATAAAACAAGGCCAGAAGGCCCCTTATAACGGCATCCTTTATAATTATCAGGCCAATGCTGTATTGCTAGCTGCTAAAGAAAAAGGCCAATTAGAGTGTTCGTTGCAGCTTAAGCACAACGCAGCCAAGGAAAAGGCCAAGTGTGATATGCTTACTTCTACAGTTAAGGCTTCGTTGGACGCCACACAAAAGAAATACGACGCTATTTTAAAAATCAAAAATGGCCAAATCGACCACCTTCAGAAAATAACGCTTGACCAACCCAGTGATTATAATAATTGGTGGTTTGCCGGCGGCTTTCTTGGTGGTGTAGCACTGTCGATGGGCATATTCTATGCGGCGGTTCAGACAGCTAAATGAAAAAAGATCAAAACTATATTGCTGGCTTGGAAAAAGCCATTGCGGAAAAATATGGTGAAGAGGCGGTACAGAATCCAGCCAAACATTGGTCATCCGAAAAAGAAAAAAAATATTTAGAACAATTAAAAAAAGCCAACAAAGAGAGTGTACCAAATAAGATCGAGCAAGAAGCTGGATTTTTATTAGATGAAAAACTAATTAATAAGAGGAAAGTAGAGTCTTGTCAAAGATGTGGCACCAAGATCACTTCTTTGAATGACAAAGTGTACTATAATAAGTATAAAGCTTGCGAAAGGTGTTATATACTTTATTATGAGGGCCGAACGAGGAAATAATTATGGCAAATATTAATGATTTAGCGATTGCAGTGTCAAACATCATGTCCCAAAAGGGGTATGACAGCGGCGATCCGAGTGTAGCAATCGGGCTAAAAAGAGAGGGTGGAGATCCTATTCTCGATAGCAGGGTCATGGATGGTTTTAATGCTAGATTTCATGGCAACCATTTGATTATTAACTATCACGCAGAGATGTTTCCAAAAGATTTTCATAGAAAGTCTGCAGAAGACATTAAACAAGATATTTTAGACACATTTGCTAATATCGAAAAGTTTTTAAAGAAAGAGTGCTCTGCGATGGGCGCCGGAAGACTTAACTTAACTCCGGTTGGCGAAGAGGACATCTTAATTCAGTATATCAATAGAAGAAAATATAATTGTATTGCCAAGAAGGTATATACGGTGCGCGGCAAGGGCCCAGAGGAGGTCGCCAGCGATGAACAAAAATCCCACAAGCTTGACACAATTAAAAATTATATTAAAGAACACTCCATTTTTAACATTAAAAATAGGTTAGAAAAATTAAGAAATGATTAATGGGTTACAAATTAACAAAATCTCAATTAAAGAAAGAGCTTCTTAAGTGTGGCAGAGATCCTGTTTATTTTATTAATAATTATGTAAAAGTTGCGCATCCTTTAAAGGGGCTAATCCCCTTTAGTTTATACCCCTTTCAAAAAGATTGTATAGAATCTTTTACATCTAACCGCTTCAATATTATCCTAAAGGCCCGCCAACTTGGTCTTTCGACCACAAGTGCCGCTTATATTGCTTGGCTTTTACTTTTTCATAGAAATAAAAATGTTGTCGTTATGGCGACCAAGTTGGATACGGCTGGAAACTTAGTTAAAAAAGTAAAATTGGCAATGAAATCACTTCCAGAGTGGATGATGATTACAAAAATTACCATTGATAATAGAAATTCGTTTGAATTAGATAATGGTTCGCAAGTAAAAGCGATTACAACCTCCGGTGACGCCGGCCGATCAGAGGCTCTTTCTCTTCTGGTCGTCGATGAGGCCGCCATAATTGAGGGCCTTGAAGAGCTATGGGCCGGCTTATATCCAACGTTGTCTACTGGCGGCGCTTGTATTGTATTATCAACTCCGCAGGGTGTTGGCAACATGTTCCATAGGCTTTACACTGAAGCCGAGCAGGAGCTAAATGATTTTGTGCCGATGAAGTTGCCGTGGGATGTCCACCCTCACAGGGATCAAGCTTGGTTTGAAAAAGAAACTAGAGCTATGAAAAAGACAGAAATCGCCCAAGAGCTTCTTTGCAATTTTAATATGTCTGGTGCTACTCTTATTGAGGGTGAAGATTTAGAAAGGGTGTTTGAAAACTGTAGTGATCCAAAATATAAAACTGGTTACGATAGAAATCTTTGGATTTGGGAATCATACCAAGGAGATGGGTCATATTTTTTAGCCGCCGACCCTGCACGCGGCGACGGCGCAGATCATTCTGCTGTTCAGGTTTTTAATGTAAAAACAATGGAACAGGTGGCAGAATATCGTGGTAAAATGCCACTTGATACTTTTGCTAATTTAATTTTCGACGTTTCAAAACAATATGGTATGTGCTTAACAGTGGTAGAGAACAACTCTATTGGGATCTCAGTGATTTCCAAACTACAAGATATGAATCATCCAAACCTTTATTGGAGCAGGAAATCGAGTCACGAACAGGTAGATAGACATATGGCAGAAGACCAATCCGGCGTTATTTGCGGGTTTTCTACAACAATGAAAACTCGACCTTTGGTCGTAGCAAAATTAGAAGAATTTGTCAGAAATAAAGTAATTAAAATTAACTCAATTAGGCTGGCAAATGAATTGAAAACTTTTGTTTGGCGTAATGGTAAAGCTCAAGCGATGAGAAGCTATAACGACGATCTAGTTATGTCTGCGGCTATTTCTTGTTGGGTCAGGGACACTGCTCTTGTAGCCAATACAAGAGAGGCTAAATATAGCAATGCTATGTTATCCTCTTTCGCTGCTAAAAGGTCTGTACTAGATACAACAATAAGAGGGATGAAAAATCAGCAGCAAAAAGTAATTACTAAGAAAAATAATGAAAAAGTGATAAACTTACCTTTCTTTATAGGATAAAAAATGGCCGATAATTCAAAAAATCCAAAAAATAACGCATCAGAGCTTTTTAAGAGACTTACTCGTCTTTTTTCAGGGCCAATTGTAAATTATAGAAAACAAAATGTAAGAAAAGATCGAAGAAAGCGTTTAGATAAATATTCCTCAACATTTAGGACCGCCAGCGGACAGCACTTCAAAAAGAAGTCATATAACCCATATGAAACAATGTTGTCGGATGTGGCTAAAAACCTTAACAGGTCAGAAAGATATGCTGATTTTGATCAAATGGAATATACGCCGGAATTGGCCTCTGCTCTGGATATTTATGCTGATGAAATCACTTATCATGACGGTTACGACAAGCTTTTAAAGATCAAGTGTCACAATCAGGAAATTAAAGAAATCTTGTCAACACTCTATTTTGAGGTTTTGAATCTTGAATTTAATCTTTATGGCTATACAAGAAGTATGTGTAAGTACGGTGACTACTTTCTATATTTAGATATTGATGATAAACTTGGCGTTAAATCTGTTATTGGCCTTCCTCCACAAGAAATAGAGAGACTGGAGGGGGAAGATAAGACCAATCCTAACTATATTCAGTACCAATGGAACTCAGCAGCTATGACATTCGAAAATTGGCAAGTTGGGCATTTCCGTGTTTTGGGGAATGATAAGTTTGCCCCGTATGGTACTGCAATATTAGATCCGGCCCGCCGTATTTGGCGTCAATTGACCATGATGGAAGACGCGATGATGGCGTATCGTATTGTTCGTGCACCAGATAGAAGGGCTTTCTATGTTGATGTTGGCGGCGTTCCACCGGAAGACGTTGAACAATTTATGCAAAAAGTCATGACCCAAATGAAGCGCCATCAGGTTGTAGATTCTTCTTCGGGCCGCGCCGATTTACGTTATAATCCGGCTTCAATTGAAGAAGACTTTTATATTCCAGTTCGCGGCGGAACATCTGGCACTAAAATTGAAAGTATCGCCGGCCAACAAAGGGCAAATGATATTGAAGATGTTAAATATCTCAGAGATAAGATGATATCTGCAATTAAAATTCCGGCGTCTTACTTGATTAGAGATTCGACTGGCGGTCCGTCAGAAGACAAGACGACTTTGGCTCAAAAGGATATACGCTTTGCCAGAACGATTCAAAGGGTTCAAAGATCGGTTGTTAGTGAGTTAGAAAAAATTGGTATTGTTCACCTTTATACTCTTGGATACAGGGGAGAGGACTTACTCACATTCACTCTTTCGTTGACAAACCCGTCCAAAATTGCACAGCTTCAAGAAATGGAATCCCTCAGACTTAAATTTGAAATGGCCACTAGCGCAGCCACAAGTATTTTTAGTAATCGTTGGGTTAGTGAACATATTTTCAATATTAGTGAAGAAGAATTCATCAGAAATCAACGAGAAAAGTTTCATGATAAAAAGTTTGAGGCTGCCGTTGCTAAGATCGCTCAAGCTACTGTTGAGGGCGGCGGCGGCTTTGGAACTGGCGGCGCCACTGAGGTCGGCGGCGAGATGGGTGCTTTGCCCGGAATGGGCATGGAGGCCGAAGTTGGCGCAGAACCTCCGGGCACCGCCCCAGCCGAAACTCCTGCTGCTGGAGCAGCACCCGAAGCAGCCGCTCTCGGCGGAGAAGAGGGGGGCCTATTGGTTACTCCTCCCGCCGAACCGCCACCCGCCGGCAAACGTGACGAGGATTGGTACAAGGTCATGAGAGCGACTGACGGGAAAACAACCACCAATAAATCAAAACTTAAATGGTATAAGCCGGTAACAACTGACAAAAGAGATATGGGGGCCAGAAAAAAGAATTATATGTCTATGTCAGGCGCAGAGCAAGGCGGTAAACGAAAATCACATAAGGGCTATCATGAATTAATGGGGCTGTCCAAGGGTATTGTAAATGAATCTGGGCCTAATTATGGTGACGAAATTGAAAGAAAAGTGTTGTTGGCATCAAAAGACATTAATGATCTGATCGGCTCACTGGAGAAAAAGAAAGATGAAACTAAGTCATAATAAGAAAAGAAACACCGCTTTTCTTTACGAAGTATTAATATCAGAATTAACAAAAAGCTCTTTAGGCAACAATAAACAACTTCGGGAAACCATTGTTAGAATACTTAAAGAATTTTTCTTAAAGGGCAAACCACTGGCACAAGAGCTAAATCTCTACAAAGAGTTCGAAGATCTGAACAATTATGATAAAGAAATTGTCACAAAAACAATTTCAGAAACAATTAAAAAAAGGGCTGAATTGGATAACAAAGAAATTTTTAATGAGCAAACAAGGCTTATTAATAAAATTAATAAATTAGTTGGCAAGCATTCATTGGAAAATTTTGTACCAAATTATAAAAGTTTGGCGACAATATACCAGATTTTTAGTGACAAAACGCCAATCAAAGCAAGAGTAATTTTGGAAAAGAATCTTGTTAGATCAATTTTGAATAAAAACGATCTGCCTGCCAAGGAAAGTGGGGAAGATATAAATAATGTTGTTTATAAAATTTTCACAAACAAATTCAATAAAAAATATACAGAATTGAATGAAAACCAAAAAAATCTTTTAAAGCTTTATATCGAGTCGGTTAGAGACGGCGGCCTAGAGCTTAAAAGTTTTATTAATGAAGAATTGGCGGATATTAAGATAACAATAAAAGAATATATTGGTTCTAAGAACTCCGATGGTTTAAAAGAGTCGTTAGACAAGGTTAATGAAGAAATAAGATCGTTTAAGGACCAATATATAAATGAAGAAATAATTAAGAAAATTCTCAAAATGCAGGCGCTAATAGGGGAAATAAAAAATGGTGGATAAGGTTAAAATTAATATAGAGCCAAAAGTTAAAATCGCAATTAAAAAAGCTTATAGACCTTTAAAGCTAAGTATTAAATTTCCGACTACAATTGAACTAAAGCTTCGAAGAGCTTTGAATGGCGATTATCTTATTTATGACCACCCTCTTTTTGATATTGTGATTATGCCTGACAAAAATAAGATTGTTACTTTTAGAAAAAGGAACCCAAAGACAGACCCTTATCCATCTCAAGACAAGTTTTTTGATTATTTAATGAGATTGGGAATGGTGGTGCAAGATTCTATACAGGGCGGGAATGTTTATGGTTCGCTTGAGGCAATATACCCCATTAATGACAAAGTAGACACTATTCAGGCCCTTTTCTTAGCAGTGTACAATTTCTTAAAAGATGAGCTTGAGTTCTTTAAAGCCGTCGATGACTATGAAGAAGATTACGAAGATAGTCTAGTTGAGCCAGACCCAGAAGATAGTACGGAACTGGGCGAAGTGCCCCATTCAGATAGGAAGGGCGCTATTGACCCGAATTCCACACCCTATAGTTTAGTTTACAGGATATAAAATGCAGCTACTTATGTTTGTGTTGGCCTGCTATGGATTAACGCTTATTTTACTTTATGGATCTATTTTTGATTCAATAAGGCCGATGAAGGGAAGGCTGGGAGAGCTTTTTAAGTGCCCTCTTTGTACCGGATTTTGGGCTGGTATAATTGTTCTGTTGATTTCTCAAGATTCACAACTAATTACATATGAGCCCAGTTTTGTCAATTGTTTATTGCTTGGCTGGACCAGCGCCGGAACTAGCTATTTTTTGGATATGATAGTTGACGATTTTGGCCTTAAAATTTCCCGGGGGGGAAGAGAATGAACATTTGGACTGATAATCAGTGGATGCTTAGACCGCCAACTAATTGTTGTAAAGGCCGCTGACTACTTTAGGAATAAAAATATGAAGATTAAAGTAAAGAGATATAAAGAAATCGAACGCATGGCTATTGTAGAAGCCGCTCAAAGGGTTCTGGTCGAGGCCGTAAACGCCGATCAAGTTAAGGCGATCGTGTCGGCTCTTAAAAATACTGGGCTGCCCGAGGCTGTTATTGAAGGGGTTGAAACTGCATTACACACCGCCGCCCTCGCCAATGGGGCAACTGCAGAATCGCTTGGCGTGGAGTTTGTTAAAACATGAACAAGTTTCTTCTTAGAGAATATTATGAGTTGTGTGAAGGTGGCGTCTGCCAAGATTTATTGACAGAGCAAGAAAAGACGTTTGTTAAAGAAGGCGGCTTGATGCTGAGCGGCAAGATTCAAGAAGGTGATCGTAAAAATGGCAATGGTAGAATATATCCGACTCACATACTTTCACGAGAAGTTAATAATTATAAAGAAGTTGTAGACGATAAAAGAGCTTTGGGAGAGCTAGACCACCCAGAGTCTTCTATTATTAACTTAAACAATGTTTCTCACATGGTTGTTGATGTTTGGATGGACGGCAAATCAGTAATGGGTAAATTAAAGGTAATGGATACCCCATCTGGGCAAATTTTAAAATCCTTAATTGAGGGGGGTGCCCAATTAGGCATTTCTTCAAGGGGTCTGGGATCTGTAGAGGAAAAAGGGGGAAATACGATTGTACAAGACGATTTTCAGCTTATTTGTTTTGACATTGTAAGTGACCCATCAACTCCCGGCGCGTACATGAAGATTTCAGAGAATAAAGTTCCAGAAAATCAAATTTTTAATAAAAAAAGTAGAATTAATAGGCTAATAAATGAAATCATCAGTAAGTAGAAAAGAATTAAAAGGCATTATTAAAGAATGTGTCCGAGAAGTCATGTTTGAAGAGGGTATGATTAGTGACTTAGTGTCGGAAATAGCTGCCGGTTTTGCTAAGGCTAACTTATTAGAGGCTAGACAATCGTCAAAGCCCAAATTGACAGAAAAAGTTGTTGAGCAAAAACAGCGCCCAAAAGTAGAAAGAAAAATATATACGGAAAATAAGAAAAATTTGTCAGAAGTACTTAAAAAGAATTTTGGCGGCATTGACTTGTTTGAGGGCACTACCCCCATTTCAGCAGCAGAATCAAGCAACCAGTCAGCATTGACCGGCGTGTCTTCAAACGACTCTGGGATAGATATTTCAGCTATTCCCGGCATGAATAATTGGAAGAACCTAATTAAATAAGAGGTAAATATGTCTATTTGCAATGTAGAAGTTAGAGCTAGAAGAAATGAACCAACTGAGGCCCTTATAAAGAGATTTAATAGGAAAGTAAAGAATGAGGGGATCGTGCAGGAAGTTTTAAATAGAAAGTATTATACAAAGCCTTCCGTCAAAAGAAGAATGGAAAAGGTTAGAAGAAAAAGGGTGTTAGACAAACTCAAAAAGGAGCAGAATAAACGATGACAGTTTTAAGTTATAAAGCAGGAGTATCCGCCGTAGGCCAATATCAGACTAGTGGTATTCCATACGCCACAGCTTCTTTTACCGTGCCGATGTTGAAGGTGGTCGGCGCTCGGGAATTAGTGTTCCCAAATATTACAAGGTTTTTTACCATTGTTAACACTTGCACTGGCAACAACGCTCCTTTAAGGATTGGTTTTTCTGCACTTGGAGTGACCGGCTCTGCCGCTCAAAATCAAGCGGGCGTCGGCGGCGCGAGCAGCTATTTCATTTTAAATAATGGTGAGTCTTTCACTGGCGAACTCAGAGTCCGCAGCATATTTTTGCTCGGGGATTCGGCCACCGCCGGCTCAACCGCCTCTGTTATTGCCGGTTTAACTGGAATCTCCAGCAGCGTTTTAATTAATAATTGGACCGGTTCCCATATTGATTATGGCGGGGAACACTGGGTATAAGACAATGCTTATAAGCGGTTTCGGAACAGACAAGGTTAAAGGCTCTGCCAATGTCTTATCTAAAAGAACCATTGTCGATCGATATCCCAGTGTCAGGACGGCTTTTAATTCTTTTCCGGAAGTTACTCTTGCTTCAACAACCTACACAAGCAACTTCGCTACCCTTTCTGGTGTAGAGGCGCCCACTTGGAATAACTTATTTAGTGATAGCCAATATTTTAGACAAACAAATGCAGCTAATTATCCAGCACTAAACGCGAGTTCTCCCATAAAGGGCAATGG